ATGCCCGTTTATCCGTTCGAAATTCCCGTTGTTGCAGCGGGTCAATCTGTCCCAGTTTTGCTGACACGCGCCAGCGCCGGCTTTCCATCGCCTGCGGGGGATGACCTTGAGGATGAGATCGACCCCATTGCATGGGTGGTGCGGCATCCGACATCGACCTTCTGGTGGCGGGTGGAAGGTGATTGCCTTTGGGATGTAGGCATTCGAGATGGGGACATCATCGCGGTTGACCGCGCAGGCAAGCGGCGCATTGGTCGTGCTGTGCTAGCCGTCGTTGAGGGTGCAGTAACTGCAAAGATCCTGCGCAAACGGGACGGAAAGTACTTTCTTGCGCCAGCAAACAGTCGAGAGGCCTTTCCAGAGATCGAGCTCACTGAAGATAGCGAGATTTGGGGCGTTATTGCCGGTGTTGTGCGAAGGTACGATCTGGCGTGACAAAGCCGATTGCGATCAGTGACAGCGCAAACTTCTACGTCAGCGCCGAACGGATCTTTGACCCTACCCTAAAGGGTGTCCCCGTCATTGTGCTGTCAAACAACGATGGCTGTGCTGTCGCGCGCAGCGATGAAGCCAAAGCGCTGGGCATCAAAATGGGCGAACCACTGCACCTGCTCCGCGACAAGATCGCAGCGCATGGCGTCAAAGTGTTTTCATCCAACTATACGCTTTATGGCGACATCAGCCGCCGCGTGGTCGAGGTCTATGAGGATTACACACCAAAAGTCGAAATCTATTCAATCGATGAGTGCTTTCTGGATTTCAGCGGGTTCAGGGACCGCGTGACCCATGCGAGGACAATGCGTCGCGATGTGCTGCGCCGCGTTGGTGTGCCTGTCCGCGTCGGGATTGCGGCGACCAAAACCCTCGCAAAATGTGCCAATGACATTGCAAAGAAGAACCCGATCTTTGCGGGCGTTCTGGATATGACCGACCCTGCGCTCGCCGCTTGGCTGCTGCCTCTCGTCCCGGTTGGTGACATTTGGGGGATCGGCAGGCGCACGGTGAAAAAGCTGGAGGGTCTCGGTATCAGCACGGCGGCAGAGCTGCGTGACATGCCCCTGCGCCAAGCACGGGCGCTGGGCACTGTGGTGTTGGAACGCACCGTTCTCGAGTTGCAGGGGGAGCCCTGCATTGCCTTTGATGATGTAGAGCCGCAGCGAAAGGGAATGGCCGTCACACGGTCATCGGGCAAACCCATGGAAGACTTTGATACCGTTTTCCAAGCCATCACTGCGCATGCCACGCGCGCGGCGGAAAAGCTCCGGCAACACGGGTTGGTCGCGGGCACATTGACGGTGTTCTTTCACACCAATCGACACCGCGCTGATCGTCCACAATATGCGGGGTCACGCTCGACGCGTCTGACGCCGATGTCATCCGACACACTCGAGCTGGTCGCAGCTGCCAAGCGTTGCGCACTTGCTGCCTGGCCGAAGATTGAGAACCAAAGCTACGGGTTCACCAAAGCAGGTGTCATGCTGGATGATCTGCTACCGTTGGAGGACCGGCCAAGGACTCTCTTTGATGCGCCGCAAAGGTCACCAGTGCTGATGACGGCACTTGATGCTGTCAACAGCCGGTTCGGCAAGAAGACAATGGTCCTGGCCAGTGAGGGCATGTCGCGATCATGGCAGCTACGCGCAAATCACCGCAGTCCCCGCTACACGACGCGAATATCGGATCTGCCAGTGGTGAGATGAAGCGCCTGCGTCGGACCGTCCCCCTCCCATGGTTCCTCCTGGGCACAATCTGTATACGGGGGGGCTTGGCGCGGGAGTTTTCTAGCGTTTGGGTATTTCACCGGGGAATCCACTTGGAATCCAGTTTGAGAGAGCCGCGCTGGATTTAGACTCAACTTCAATGACTTAGGACAGACGGGGCCTGGCTTAGGTGGATTCCGATGGGAATCCAGGGAATCCACCGCGGAATCCACCCACGCGCCAAAGCCAATCCAAAGACGGCCACCACATCCACCAACAGACGCCGACATTCAGACAGACTCACCTTGAACCTGTTGATTCCAATTGAATAAATAGTTTGACAAACCTGCCCCTCTTGACCTACCCCTTAATCATCGAAGAATTGCGCCCAGGGAGATATCCCCTTGGGCGCTTTCTTTTTTGCACTTCTTCAAATTGCCAAACACAGATCGCCGCCGCAGGTCGTGCCTGCGCCGCTGTGCCTTTGTGCCCTGTCCCAAGAGAGAGCCCTGCCCCATGGACCTCGTCTTTACGCCGAGCCAGATCGAGACCTGGCCCATTGATCGCCTGACGCCTTATGCCAAAAACGCCAAGCACCATGGCGAAGATCAGGTTGCGAAGATCGCGGCCAGCATGGCCAAGTTCGGCTGGACCGTTCCGTGCATGGTGGCTGACGATGGCGAGTTGATTGCCGGGCATGGCCGGGTGCTTGCGGCAACCGTTCTGGGATTGAAGGATGTCCCGGTCATTCGGCTTGGCCATCTGGACGAAGCAGAACGGCGCGCCTACCGGATTGCCGACAACAAGCTGACGGAAATGGGCGAATGGGATGAGGCGCTTTTGCGCGAAGAAATCTCAGGCCTTCTGGCAGAGGATTTTGACCTCGAGCTGCTCGGGTTTTCCGATGAAGATCTTGAGGCATTGTTAAATGACCCTGACGCGCTGGGCGCAGATGGATCCGGTGAAGGGGAAAACGATATTCCTGAGTCGCCGGAAACTCCGGTGAGCGTTGCAGGCGATCTGTGGCAGCTCGGATCTCACCGGCTGATCTGCGGAGACAGCACATCGGCCGTTGTCGTAGGCAAACTGCTGGGGTCTGTCCAGCCTATGCTGATGGTCACGGATCCGCCCTACGGCGTGGAGTATGATCCATCATGGCGCAATCAAGCGGGCGCGGCCCAAACAAAACGCACCGGCAAAGTGCTCAACGATGATCGCGCAGATTGGACAGAGGCATGGTCCCTGTTCCCCGGCGATGTCGCCTATATCTGGCACGGGGCTCTGCACGCCGCGACCGTGGCAGAGAGCCTAATCACGGCCGGCTTTGCCATCCGATCGCAAATCATTTGGGCCAAGGAGCGCCTGGTGCTGAGCCGAGGGCATTATCACTGGCAACATGAACCTTGCTGGTATGCGGTGCGCGCAAAGGGCAAGGGCCATTGGGCGGGAGATCGCAAACAAACCACACTCTGGCAAATCGCAAACAAAGACCAAGACGCCGAAACCGTTCATGGCACGCAAAAGCCGGTGGAATGTATGCGCCGTCCCATCCTGAACAATTCCAGCCCGGGTCAGGCGGTCTATGAGCCCTTCATGGGCTCAGGCACCACTTTGATTGCTGCCGAGACGGCGGGACGCATTTGCTACGGTGTTGAGCTGAACCCGGTTTACGTCGATGTGGCGATTGAGCGTTGGCAGGCCTTCACGGGCGAAGAGGCTGTGTTGGCTGAGAGTGGCGAGAGCTTTGCTGCTCTCAAATCAAAGCGTCTGGCCGCGTGATGCAGTCGCGTCGCAAATCCCTGATTGAGGCAGTCACCAATGTTGGGGTCGGCTACGCGCTGGCGATCTGCACCCAGATCGTGGTGTTTCCCTGGTTTGGATTTGAGCCCGCTCTCGCCGACAACATGACCATTGGCGCAGTTTTTTTGATTGTCTCCTTGGGTCGCAGTTATCTGCTGCGCAGGCTCTTTGAACGGTTCAGATGATCTTTGGTGCATCGGCACCCAGCCGATACACGGTGCCGCGGGTTTTGCATTTTTCCTTGGAAACCGGCAGGCCCAGCTTTTTCTTGAGGCCGCCGGAGATTGCGCCGCGGGCGGTATGCGCTTGCCACGATGTGGCTTCGACGATCTCAGAGATGGAGGCCCCATCCGGTCGCTGCAGCATGTCGATCAACAGCGCCTGCTTGGTACCTTGGCGGATGTTCACGAGCGCCGCCTGATCGGAATGGGCAAGGCGTAAAACTGCTTTGAGTTTGGTGGAGGTTGGCTCTTTGCCCACAAGGCGCAGCCCCGGCTTTGTGGCAACCAATGTGATGCCGCTGCCATCGCCGGTTTCTCGCCACAGCGGCAGCCTTTTGTCAGGGCGTGCCGTCACCTCTTTGAGCCACCCGCGTTTGATCATGGTGGTCACGGAGGCTTTGGCGGCCGCGCCTGCCAGCCCGTTGGGCAGCGGCATGGCCAGATTGTTGGGCCGTGTTGCAGCCTGGCGTAGGATTGTCGTTTGGGTGTCGGTGAGTTTGGTCATGATGTGCTCCCCTTTGAGCAAATTGAGATGAGAGTCAGTCGGCGTCTTCCATGCTGGCAAGCACCGCAAAATGCTGCACCCAGCCGGTGAGGTAGGGCAGCCCCGCGGGGATCCCCTCCTCGCGTTGGGTGCGCGTCGTGATGCGCCAGCCCTGCCAGCGCGCAATTGCTTCCGCGATTGCGACTTCGCAATCATCGGCGCCCGCGTGCAGGGCGTTGACAACGTCGTCCCCGAAGTGCCGCCCCATGCGACTGTCGAGGAAGTCGCGAATGCCGTGCTGTTCATCGTCGGACGCGGCGCCAATGTCGCTGGCGATCAGCTTGAAGGCCAGCGCCCAGACCTCCGCGCTACGGCGGTCGCGCAGGGGGCAGTTTGTCATGGTGGCAAAAAACCCGTTGGCCTCGTTTTGGCTGGGCAGAATATCAAGCGCGCTCATTGGCCGCCCTCCCACTCGGCCCATCGGCCCTTGTCAAAAACATATGTGTAAGCAAAGTCCCGCTGCGGCGCGCTGTGCACGACCGGCGCGCGGGCGGGCTCAAAGGTCTCAAGTTGACTTTGAGCCACCGAGCGCAGCTCGCGTGCGGCAAGAATGTCCTCGGGCTGCCAAGTTGAGAGCGCCTTCAGCATATGACCGGGGTAGCCGTCGAAATGGCAATACACATGCGCCCATTCATCAGGGCCGGTTTGGATGGCGATTTGCGCGCGGGTGCTCATGCGCCTTCTCCCGCGCGGTCGCGCTCGATCAGGGCGAGAATGGCAATGGCCATGCCGCCAAGCAGTTCGCTGCGGCGAAAGACGATCTCGTCAATCTCGCCGGCGCAGGTGATGTCGGGGTCTACGTGAAGGCTGTCGGCCATGTGGGGAAGAAGGCGTGTGGCCTCTTGGTTGTAGCGCTCGGCGATGGTCATCTCTGGGTCTCCAATCCTGCGTTTCTGCATGACTAAAGAATCGCTCTATCACGAAGTATAATCAACTCAATAAGACTGTTTTACTGTTTATATTCAATACACTAAGGATTCCACACTGGCATGAAAGGCATGTCTGAACGCGCCTACGCCGAGCACGCTGCGATCTCGCGCGGAGCGGTGCAGAAAGCGCGCAAAAACGGGCGGTTGGTTCTCTTTGAGGACGGCTCAATCAATGCGCCCGCATCCGACGCCCGACGTGCCCAAATGACTGATCCCGATCAGCAGCATCGCTCTGGCGGAGGACGTGGCACTGTCGAGGGAGGCGAGCGCACCACCGCGATATCCGGTCCAGCTGAGGGCACCTCCTATCTAAAGGCCCGCACGGCGCTCACGGTGTATCAGGCCCAGGAACGCCAGCTGTCGATCCAGAAGAAAAAGGGCGTGCTGGTGGATCGCGCCCGCGCCGAAACTCTGGTGTTTCAACTCGCACGCCAGGAACGCGATGTCTGGATCACCTGGCCCACGCGCGTGGCCGCATTAATGGCGGCGCAATTGTCCGCAGAAATAGAGACGGCATCCGGTGAGGCAGTGACAGTCAAGGTTGCGATCCTACAAAGGGTGCTAGAAGCCCATGTCCGAGAGCAGCTCGACGCCCTGGCCAAGCTCAGGGTCTCGCTTGAATGATGAGGAGCGGTTTGGTGACAACCAAACGCAAAGGTCTGGGGGACCTTTGCGAACGACGAACGGCCCGAGTGACAACGAGGGGCGACCAAATGCAGATCTGACCGAGGGCCTCGACCTCGCCTTTGATGGCGCGGAGGACCTTTTGCGGGCCTGGCGCCGCGGAATTGAGCCCGATCCAGATCTGACTGTTTCCGAGTGGGCCGACACCCATCGCAAGCTTTCTTCGCGTGCCTCAGCTGAGCCCGGACAATACCGAACCGGGCGCACGCCTTATCTACGTGACATCATGGATGCGTTGAGCTCCAGTCATCCCGCACAGCGAATTAGCTTTATGAAGGCCGCGCAGGTCGGCGCAACGGAGGCGGGCAATAACTGGATTGGGTTTGTAATCCACCATGCCCCCGGTCCAATGCTTGCCGTGCTGCCAACCGTGGAAATGGCCAAGCGCAGCTCGCGCGGTCGTATTGATCCACTGATCGAAGACAGCCCCGCCCTCAAAGAACGTGTGCAGCCCGCCCGCTCACGAGATGCAGGCAATTCAATGCTCTCAAAGGAATTCCCCGGGGGCATTCTGGTTCTGACCGGTGCCAATAGCGCCACCGGGCTGCGCTCAATGCCGGCACGCTACGTGTTTTTGGACGAGGTGGACGCCTATCCGGCTTCTGCGGATGAAGAAGGCGATCCCGTTAGTCTGGCGGAGGCGCGCACAACGACCTTCGCGCATCGGCGCAAGGTCTTCATGGTCTCGACCCCGACGATCCGGGGGCTCAGCCGTATCGAGCGCGAATATGAGGCAAGTGATCAGCGGCGCTATTATGTGCCCTGCCCCCATTGTGGCCATATGCAATGGCTGGAGTTTGAACGCCTGCGTTGGGAAAAGGGACAGCCCGAGACGGCGGTTTACGTTTGCGCAAGCTGTGACCGGCCCATTGCCGAGCATCACAAGACGCAGATGCTGGAGCAAGGGGAGTGGCGCGCAACGGGCACCGCATCAGATCCAACCTCCATCGGATTCCACCTTTCGGCGCTTTATTCTCCGATCGGCTGGAAAAGCTGGAGCCAGATTGCCCGCGAGTGGCTGGCCGCTCAAGGGTCAGACGAAATGCTGCGGGCTGCCCGCAACACAATCTTGGGAGAGACCTGGGTTGAAAACGGCGAGGCGCCCGAATGGCAGCGCCTTGCGGATCGGCGCGAGGTGTTTGGCGCCGACATTCCCATTGGCGGCTTGTTCCTTACCGCAGGCGCGGATGTGCAGAAAGATCGCATCGAAGTCGACGTCTGGGCCTGGGGGCGTGGATTGGAAAGCTGGTTTGTGGATCACATCGTTCTTGCAGGCGGGCCCGGAGATCCAGAGTGTTGGCAGGCGCTCACAGACCTTCTGGGTCGAACCTGGTCCCATGAAAACGGCTCCGTCATGCCTCTGGCCAAACTGGCCATCGACACCGGATATGAAACCTCCGCCGTTTATGCCTGGGCGCGCGCTCAAGGGATTGCGCAGGTGGCCCCTGTCAAAGGTCTTGAGGGGTTTAACCGCGCCACGCCAGTTTCCGGCCCCACATTTGTGGATGCCACTCTAAACGGGCGCAAACTCAAACGCGGAGCCCGGCTTTGGAGTGTAGCCACGGCAACGTTCAAAGCCGAGACCTATCGGTATCTGCGGCTGGAACGACCAGAAACTCAAGGGGATCCTCATCCGGCCGGTTTTGTTCACCTGCCCGATTGGGTCGATAGTGAATGGCTCAAGCAGTTGGTGGCTGAACAGCTGGTCACCATCCGCGACCGGCGGGGATACGCGCGCCAGGAATGGCAGAAAATGCGCGAACGCAACGAGGCGCTGGATACCCGTATCTATGCGCGCGCCGCAGCCTGGATCCTTGGCGCTGATCGCTTTGATGAGCGCATGTGGCGGCAATTGGAAAAACAGGTTGGTGTGGAAAGTGCCGTTGAGGCCGACGCGCCCCAGTCGTCGGAACAATCCGCTCAACCTGCAACGCCGCAAGCGGGCCGGATTGCGGCCCCGCGTCGACGTGGCTGGAAAATCAGCACACCCAAATACATGGAATGATGAATGACTCTCGATGAGCTGACCCTCCGCCACACTGCACTGCTGTCCGCGCGCTACAGCGGTACGCGGTCTGTGAGCTATGATGGCAAAACCATCAATTACGGCACGGATGCCGAGCTCGCCGCTGCGATCGGCGATGTCGAACGGCGGATTGCAAAACTGCAACGCGGCGCTGGGCGTGTCCTGCGCACCCATGCGGTGAAAGACCTATGATGAACTGGCGACAGCGCATTGGCGCCTTCATCGGCGGATTTGATGCGGGTCAGCATCACAGGCGCCTGCGCGGGTTCCACGCCACCCGCGCCCATGTGAATGCTCTGATCAGCGCGTCGGGTCCGGACATCACGGCGCGGGCGCGTTGGCTGGTGCGCAACAATGGGTATGCGATGAATGCCGTTGAGAGCTGGGCTGCAAATACCGTGGGCGACGGGATCAAACCGATCTCCAAGCTGGCAGACGGCGCGCGCAAGGAAGAGCTACAGAGGCTCTGGCTTGCCTGGACAGATGAGGCTGACGCCGAGGGTCTGACGGATTTCTATGGGCTTCAGCGCCGCGCAGCGCGTGAGGTATTTATTGCCGGTGAGGTGTTCTTTCGCATAAGGCTCCGACGCGCGGAAGACGGGTTGAGCGTGCCTGTGCAGGTGCAAATGCTGCCCTCGGAAATGTTGCCCCTGCAAAAATCCGGCAGCGCGAGATCTGGAAACCCAATCCGTCAGGGCATTGAGTTTGACCGCGTTGGTCGACGGGTGGCCTATCATTTCCTGCGCCGTCACCCCGGGGATCCCACCGATCCTGGCCTGGTCGGTGAGCTGGTGCGTGTTCCCGCCTCAGAGATCATTCACGTCATGGACCCCGTCGAGGGTGGGCAGTTGCGTGGTGTGTCCAAGCTGGCACCAGCCATCGTGAAGCTGTTCTTGCTCGATCAATATGATGATGCAGAGCTCGATCGCAAAAAGGTTGCGGCGATGTATGCGATGTTTGTCACCTCCCCCGCACCAGAAAACCCGCTCGCGCCCTTAGAGGATGACGAGATGCTGGCGGGCTTCGAGATCAGCCCGGGCCAGATCGTTCGACTTGATCCCGGCGAAGATGTCACCGTGGGCCAGCCCGCCGATAGCGGCGCTACTTACGAGCCGTTCCAATATCGCACATTGCTGCAAATCTCGGCCGCTTTGGGTATACCCTACCCTTATCTGGCCAACGATATGGTCAAAGGGAACTTCTCCAACTCGCGGCTCGCCCTGATCGAATTCCGCCGCCGGGTATCGGCATGGCAGCATTCGGTGATGGTCTATCAACTGTGCCGTCCAGTATTTGAGCGCTGGCTGGATTTGGCTGTGCTCTCAAAAGCATTGGTCCTGCCCGGCTATGAGGTTGAGCGCCCCCGCATGCTGGCGGCGGATTGGCTGCCCACAAAATGGGATTGGGTCGATCCGCTCAAAGACGCCAACGCAGAAATTGCCCAGATCGAGGCCGGTCTCAAATCCCGCACGCAAGCCATCGCAGAGCGGGGCTATGACGTGGAACAGGTTGATCGCGAAATCGCTGCTGAGCGGGATCGTGAGCGCGCCCTTGGATTGGACTTCCGCCGTCCGGGGTCGCCTGCGCAGGGTGTGCAGGCCGTGACGAGCGAGGAAGAGAACGCCGGCACCGAAGATACTAAAACCGATAATCGGCCGACGACATCACCAGAGGAAGGGTAGAGGTTATTTCCTCAGCAAGCGAACCCCATGAAGTCTCGCGGCCTTGCGATCAAAGGTCACCATTTCGCTGGCACCTGCGCGCATGGCAGCCGCGGCAATCATCAGGTCGGCAAAGCCAAACCCATCGTTGCGATAGAGTTCAAGTGCCGGGGCAACCTCATCAGAGCCTTCAACTTCAAGCTCGGTTGCCGTTAGCAAACCGTCTATAGAAACGGCGATCTCGGCACGACCAAGCCTATAGGCACGTTCAAGCACCCAAACGAGTTCGATCAGGACTTCGCGGCTGACAAAGCCCCGCACATCGTCGGTCAATTGGTCGATTACGCTTGTTGCCAATTCCGCTTGTGCGAGGTCGTCCTGTACCAAAAAGCGAACCAGAACATTGGTATCAAGCGCGATCACTGATCGACGTCCGCGCTCTTTGTTGCCCCAACAGCAATGGCCTCGTCCATCTCGTCCAGGGAAACCGGCTTCTGACCAGATCTTGCCAAGATGCCCCGCAACTCCTTGATGGAGCGCGCTTTAAGGATCCGAACCTCACCATCGAGGATCAGGTAACGCACCTTGTCCCCGCTGGTCAGACCAAGCGCGGCCCGGACATCCCTGGGAAGGGTCGTCTGACCTTTTACCGTTACTGTCGATTCATGCATCGGCATATTCCTTACATATTGCCACATCTCCTTACCATTTGGAGATTGTCAATGCAAACTCAAGCCAAGGACCAATCCTGATGCTTCACGCCCGCATTGCCGCACGCGCCTTCAACACGCCGCTGCTGGTTGAGCCCTCGAAAGCCATTGCGTTCTTGTCCGGGCTTGGACCTCGCATCCTCGGGCGGCAGGTTGAGCTGGCGGACAGCGACGGGGTCTCAAAAAGCCTCACCGCCACGCCTGCTCGCGCCAGCATTCTCGCCGGCAATCTCGCCGAGCGCCTGGAGCAACATGGCGACACGCCCTATCCGGTCGTGGATGGCATCGCGGTGATCGAGATCTCAGGCGTCCTCATCCATCGCGGTGGCTGGGTCGGCCAGTCTTCAGGTCAGACAAGCTATGAGGGGATCGCCGCGCAAATTGACGCCGCTGCGCAGGACCCATACGTGCATGGGGTCGCGCTGGAAATTGACAGCTTCGGCGGAGAGGTCGCCGGCGTGTTTGATCTCGCCGATCAAATCCGAGCACTCAGATCCAAAAAGCCGGTTTGGGCCTTTGTTGGCGAACACGCATTTTCCGCAGGCTACGCGCTGGCAAGCCAGGCCGATCGCATCTTGCTCCCCCGCACCGGCGCGGTGGGCAGCATTGGGGTTGTTGTGATGCACACAGATGTGAGCACCCAACTTGATCAGGACGGTGTGCGCGTCACCCTCGTGCATTCTGGCAGTCATAAAGTTGACGGCAATCCTTATGAGCCGCTTCCCGAGACGGTCAAAAACGGCATTCAGACAGAAATCGATGCTTTGCGGTCTCTCTTTGCGGAGACTGTCGCCGCGGCTCGCGCTGGGCGGATCAGCAAAGACCACGCGCTCGCGACGGAAGCCGCCACTTACCGCGGACGAGATGCCATCACCGCAGGTCTCGCCGATGAAGTCATTGATCTAGCCGGCGGGTTTAACGCCTTCCGGCAGTTTCTTCGCACACCATCCCTCACCGCAACTCAACGCGCGTCATGCGCATCCACGTCAAAGACAAAACAGGAGGCGCCCATGGCCACCGATACACACCCTGATGCTCCCGCGTGGGAGCTTGAGGCCCCAGATCTTGCAGCAGCTGAGGCGACAGCGCCAGAACCTATCGCGCCGCCTGAGCAAGTCCCACCGGGTGCATCGGTCGGTGCTTCAAGCAGCAATTTGGCAGAATTGTCAGAGCGCCTGCGCGAAGAGGCCGCCGAAATCACAGAAATTGCCGCGCAAGCCGGGCGTCTTGGCATTGCCATTGATGCAGCAGCGGCCCTGCGCGACGCCACCCCGCCTGAGGCATTGCGCAAACTCGTGTTGCAGCGCGCGGCCATTGCCGCGGACGACAAGGACATCGTCGCAGCCCCTCCCTCCCCGGTTCTTCCTCAGGCTGCAGAAAGCCCGATTGTCGCTGCTGCCAAACGCACTGCCTCGGCAGGCGCGAAGGGCTGATCTTCAGCCCGCTTCAAACGCCTGCCCAACTGAACCCCCGTCGACCTCCCCGGCGGGGGTTTCTTTTTTGATCCCACATTTGGAGACCGCCCATGTCCGTGCTCACCCAACCGTCCACCATGGGCGATCTGCTGAAACTTGAACTCGACCCAAACTACACCCGTGAAACTGTCACTCTGCTCGCAGGGGCCAGCTTGTCCGTCGGCGCTGTACTGGGCCGCATCACCGCAAGCGGCAAATACAAGCTTGCGACCTCGGGCGGCAGTGATGGTGCGCAAAACGCGGCCGCAGTTCTGCTTTATGCCACCGATGCCTCAGCTGCCGATCAAAACGCCGTCGTGTTGATGCGCGGCCCTGCCATCGTCTCCAAAGCAGCGCTCACCTTTGACGCAACGGTCGATGACGCCGCCAAGATCGACACCAAACACGGGCAACTGGCAGCGCTTGGCATCATCCCCCGCGACAGCGCCTGACACCTGCCCTTACCTCCTTTCCCTTGCCTCCTTTCCCTTGCCTCCCCTCTCTTTCTCTTTCTGGAGTCTCCCATGACCATCACGCGCAACCCTTTTGACGCGGGCGGCTACTCGCTTGCGGATATGACGCAGGCCATCAACATCCTGCCCAACCTCTATACCCGCCTTGGACAGATGGGCCTGTTTCGCTTTGAAGGCGTCTCGCAACGCTCCATCGTGATTGAACAGCGCGAAGGTGTTCTGAGCCTCCTGCCCTCTGTTCCTCTTGGCGCCCCCGCCACTGTCGGCACACGCGAGCAGCGCTCCATGCGCAGTTTTGCCCTGCCCTGGATCCCCCACGACGATGTCGTTCTGCCAGCTGACATCCAGGGCATGCCCGCGCTGGGCGTCTCTGATGCAGCCGATCCCCTCGTTGAGGTCATGAACCGCAAACTGACGCTCATGCGCCGCAAACACGCCCAAACCCGCGAATACATGGAAATGAATGCGCTGCGCGGCATCGCTAAGGATGGCGCTGGCACAACTCTTTACAACTACTTCACCGAGTTCGGCCTCCAGCAGACCTCAATCGATTTTGTCCTCGGGACCGCGGGCACCAATGTTCAGACCAAGGTGCGCACCACCCTGCGCGCAATCGAAGACAATCTGCTTGGAGAAACCATGACCACAGCGCATGCGCTGGTCAGTTCGGAGTTTTTTGACAAGCTGATCGGGCACTCCAAAACCGAGGAGGCTTATAAGTTCTTTTCCGCCACGGGTGGTCAACCTCTGCGTGAAGACATGCGCCGCGCCTTTCCCTTCGCCGGCATTCTCTTTGAGGAATACAATGGCTCCGTCACCCTCTCAAGCGGGGCATCCGAGCGCTTGATCCCTGCGGGCGAAGGAATTGCATTCCCTTTGGGCACCTTTGACACATTCACTACCTATGGCGGGCCTGCCAATCTTCTGGAAACCGCCAATACCGTGGGCCTTCCCCTCTATGCCCGCCAGCAGATGGACACAAAAGGGCGCTGGATTGATCTGATGACCGAGGCATCAATCCTGCCGGTCAACAAACGCCCGGGCCTCGCCATTCGCCTGCATAGCTCGAACTGATGGGCTTTGCAGGGCCCGCCTTCGATCTCGCCACATCCGCACTCTTTGCCGATCCCAATCTCTCGGTGGAAATCTGGCATCGCGATATGAATGGCTTTTTTACCCGAGCACGTGGCATTCTGCGCCAGCCCGATGAGATCACCGAGTTTGGCGCGGCGCGTCTCCTATCAGACACCACGCGCATCGACATCCGCGTGGCAGACATCGCCAATCCTCGCCCCGATGAGCAGATCCTGATTGGTGAAGAGATGTTTCTTATTCAGGGAGAGCCCGCACGGGATCGGGAACGGTTGATCTGGACTGTGGATCTGGTTCCCGCGTGAGATAATGCATTGGCGTGGGTTCGAGTAGTGGAAAGGCACACGAACCTTGGAGCATGGACTTGCGCAAAAAGCCAGCCAGCGGTTTGGATCAGCAGTCTTGCTGCGTCGAAATCGGGGGGATAGGCATCTTTGCCACGGCAATCGATGTTAAATTCGTCGCAGTAAACACGCAGTGACCAATCGTGCACGCCCGCACGAGACAACGTATCATATCGCGTTCGCCAGCTTCCCACGCCTAGTTTGCCTAGCTCAGCTATTAGTAGGGCAAAGGCAGGATGCTCGCCGCTGACAAATGTCCGTTCTGAAGCAGGGGCGAAGGTAGAGGTGGTTTTGAAGTAAATACTATGGTGGACCATTGGGGCACTCAAAACAAAGTAAAAGATCAAACACATTCCCAGCCCTCTGTCACCAAACGTCTCACAGGTTTGCGAGACGGTCAAATAAACCACTAATCACGATAGAGGCATCGCCTTTGAAAATCGGCCCATGAAACTCAAACTCGACATTACTCCGGGCATCGTCGCGGCCATGGCGGCGGAAGTATTGGCTGGCGAAAAGGCGGTCACGTCTGCCATGCGCGACGCGGGCACAAAGCTCAAGAGCGACTGGCGGGGACAAATTACAGGTGCGGGGCTTGGGCGGCGGTTGTCGAACTCCATCCGCAGCCAGACCTATCCCAAAACTGGCGAGAGCTTGAATGCCGCGGCCCTTGTCTGGTCCAAGGCACCCGAGATTATCGGTGCGCATGATACCGGGCCGCTGATCCGCTCGAAGGATGGGTTTTGGATGGCGATCCCGCTGCCTGCGGCGGGCAAAGGTGCGCGGGGCAAGGCGCTCAGTCCCGGTGACTGGGAGAAACGGCGCGGGATGCGGTTGCGCTTTGTCTATCGCCGCCGCGGGGCAAGCTTGCTGGTGGCGGATGGGCGGTTGAACAATCGCGGTCTGGGTGTTGTGTCGCGCTCCAAGACCGGTCGCGGACGGGCGACAGTGCCGATCTTTCTTTTGGTGCCGCAGGTCAAGCTGCCCAAGCGGTTGGATCTGGACCGTGATACGGAAAAAGTTCAGGCGAAGGTGCCTGGGCTGATTGTCGGGAAATGGGTGGAAGGGAAATTTGTGTAGCCAATGCTCGCGTGAGCAATTGAAAGTGCGAGGCTATACAGCCAAAGTGAAAACACCAGGTGGGGGCTCGCCCGACCTGGTGTTCAAATCTGGTGTCGACGGCGCGTAGCAAAAGCCAGTGGGGCCAGTTCGACTGCTGTAATTGGGGTTTACATCCACGATGGCCGAGTGTCAAGTTTCATACCCGTACGATGCGGCAACGATCGCTTCACTCAAGGCATCGCTTTCTGAGCCACGATTCGCAACCTACCTCACAAAAGCGGCGGGAAACGAGAATTTTGCCTTCGCACTCTATCTGTACAACGCAAGGCTTGCGAAATCGTTCCTGTTCCCTTTGAGCGTCGCAGAAGTGACCTTGCGCAACGCCGTGGATGGCGTCCTTCGTCAGCTTCATGGAGATGAATGGCACCAGGATGGCGACTTCCGTAATAACGTGCTGACCCCGCAGAGCCTAGGGGCTCTGGACAAGGCAATGGAAAGAGCTCGGTCTAACGAGCGCGGAAAGGTGATTGCCGAACTCACCTTTGATTTCTGGTCCAACCTGTTTCGCAATGAATACGCTGATCTGTGGCGAACCAAGTCTAATATCGCGTTTCCAGGCTTGTCCCACGGCCAAGGGCGTCATGAAATCCAGTCGCTGGTAAGGGAGATCAACCGGTTCCGGAACAGGGTTGCGCATCATGAGCCAATTCTGGACATGAACGTCCCCGACATTCAATCGAAGATCATCAAGTTGGTGGAGCTTCGGTGCGAAGTCACTGCCAAATGGATGCGGCACCATGCGACAGTGAACATAGTCATGCGTTCAAGGCCGAACCTGTCGGGATCCGCACCGGTTAGTCTCGCGAGCAAAGCAGACCCTCGGTTCTATGTCGTCTCAAGAACCACGACCTTGATGGAGCTTGGCAGAGAAGAGGCGCGGATCTCTGCGGCGTTTGTTTGTGTCGAGGACGGCCAAGCCATAGCGGCGTTTTCTCACCAACAATTATCAAATTACCTCACGATCAAGGCGTTTGAACACGACGGCCTTATCGACCTGAATGACCACACGATCGCGCATGTCTTGACTGATCCTGCGGTTGGTATGGGTTTTCGCGCATTGACTGCGGATACATCGTTATTTGAGGCGATCAAGGTCCTGAAAGAACCGAAAACCCGCGTCGTCGTTGCGATCGACCGGGACCAAGGCACGCCTCTAGGCGTAATGGTGCGAGCGCATCGGCGCTACTGAGAATCCGGCAACTGAGCGTTGCTGCATTGGAGTTTCTATGCCCACCCCACGCGAAACCATACTCACCGCGCTGCACGCGCGGCTCTCAACGCTGCCCGCCACCGTCCTACGCGGCGAAGTGCTGCCTGAGCGGGTTCCGGCAGATGGCCTGCTTATCCTGCGCGACGGCGATCCTGACGACCCCGAAGTGACACTGTCACCGCTGGCCTACCACTACCAACACCGCACCGAGATCGAGGCGGTTGTACAGGGTGCCGATCGGGACGCCGCCTTCGATGCGCTCTGCGCCAGCGTGGGCACGGCCCTCGCTGCCGACCGCACTCTGGGCGGGCTCTGCGATTGGATCGAGGCCGAAGCGCCCCGCCCGGTTGATCTGCCGGTCGAGGGTGCGGCGAGCCTGAAGGCGGCCGTCATTCCGGTGGTGCTGCATTATTCCACGGCTGACCCGCTCAGCTGACCCCGACAATCCGAGGAGAACACCATGGCACGAGCCCAAGGGGCGCGGGCGCAGATGGCGCTTGCGTTTGAGACCACCTATGGCACGCCCCCTGTGGGCGGGTTTACAAAGATGCCCTTTGCCAGCACTTCGCTTGGCGCAGAGCAACCGCTGCAAGAGTCCGAGCTTTTGGGCTACGGCCGCGATCCGCTGGCGCCGGTGAAGGACGCGGTGACCGCTGATGGGGATGTTGTCGTGCCCATGGATGCAGAAGCGCTAGGGTTTTGGCTCAAGGCCGGTTTTGGTGATCCGGTGACCACGGGAACAGAAGCGCCTTACACGCACGCGTTTCAATCCGGCGCCTGGACCTTGCCCAGCATGTCGATCGAGACGGCCATGCCGGAAATCCCGCGCTACGCGATGTATTCAGGGGTGATGCTGGATCAGTTAAACTGGCAAATGCAGCGCTCGGGGCTTTTGACCGCGACGGCGCAGCTTGTGGCCCAGGGTGAGGCGGTGGCAGCCGCAAGTGTCGCCGGCACACCGGCCCCTTTGACCCTTAAACGGTTCGGCCACTTCAACGGGGCGGTCACACGCAATGGGGCGCCCCTGGGCAATGTCGTCTCTGCCAGCATCTCTTATGCCAATAATCTCGACCGCATCGAGACCATCCGCTCGGACGGGCGCATTGATGGGGCCGATCCCACGGTGGCGGCGCTGACAGGCTCCATCGAAGTGCGGTTTGCAGATCAGACACTGGTCACTCAAGCCATCAATGGCGAGGCCTGCGAGCTGGAGTTCGCCTACACCCTACCATCGGGCGAGAGTTTTACCTTCACCGCCCATGCCGTCTATCTGCCGCGCCCGCGGATCGAGATCTCAGGTCCACAGGGCATTCAAGCCAGTTTTGACTGGCAGGCAGCGCAAGACAGCCTCCTTGGGCGCATGTGCAGTGCCACCCTTATCAATGACATGGAGAGCTATTGATGCTCACACTTGATCTCACCAATGAACCGCGCTGGCATGAGCTTGTTCCGGGCGTGCGGCTGCACCTGCGCCCGCTGACCACTGCGCTGATGGTGGCCACGCGCAGTGACCCGGATTTGGAGACAGTGCCTGATGACGCCTCCGACGAAGAACGCGCGCTCATCTTTGCCAAGGCACTGGCGCGGCGGGCAGTGCTTGCATGGGAAGGCGTGGGAGATGCCGATGGCATTCCCGTTGATCCAAGCCCCGAGGCCATTGATGCGCTTTTGGACATCTGGCCTCTCTTTGAGGCCTTCCAGCTGACCTATGTGTCCAAAGGCATGTTGCTGGAACAGGAAAAAAACGGCTCTGCGCCCTTGCCGGATGGGTCTTCGGCGGGGGCGGAGACTATTGCGCCGCCTGCCAGCCCTGCGCGGGCCGCACGCAAATCTGCAAAGACTGCCCGGAACGGCTAAACGCGCCGCTGACTTATGAGGGGTGGCAGATCTGGGATCTGGTCGGCCGGCTGGGCGGACAACTGCGCATGATGCCCGGGGCCGTGATTGGCTGGGATATGACGGCGGCTCTGGAATTAGGCAAAGCGCTTGGTATCTCGCCGCTGATCACAGCCGAACTTCTGCCCACCATTGAGGCGGTCATGGTCACCAAACTCAACGAACAGATGGATCACACCAATGGCTGAGAAACGCGTCTCCGTCCGCCTTGCGGCTGTGGGCGGTCGACAAGTCCGCACCGAACTCGAGGGCGTGGGCAAGGCCGGCGAGCGCGGCTTTGGAACGCTGAGCCGCGAGATGGAGGCTGCCAATAAGCGCATGGCGGCGTTTTCGCGCCGTGTGAAGGTGGCGGCTGCTGCCGCCGTGGCCGCTGCCGCTGCGGCGGGCGTGGCCATGGTGCGCTCGGGGCTTCAGTCCGTGGATGCCCAGGCCAAGCTGGCCCAATCGCTCGGCACCACCGTGGCCTCAATCCAGACATTGGAACGAGCCGGTGATCTGGCAGGGGTCTCCATGTCGGGCATTGAGCAAGCCACCAAGGACCTCACACGCCGATTGAGCCAGGCAGCCGCAGGTGGTGGACCTGCCGCCGATGCGCTGGAACGCTTGGGGCTCTCGGCCACCGACCTGATCGCCTTGCCGCTTGATGAACGGGTGGGCGCCATTAATGCGGCCATCGAAAAATTTGTGCCGGTGGCAGAGCGTGCCGCCGTGGCGGGCCAGCTTTTCGGCGAGGAAGGCTCAATTGCCATGAGCCGGATCGACACGGCAACCTTGCGCCAGGCCACGGAAGACGTGCGCGCTTTCGGTGTTCTGGTCTCAGAACAAGATGCCGATCAGATCGAACGCACCAATGATGCCATCTCGCGTCTGGGGCTCATCTGGCGCGGGTTGTCAAACCAGCTGGCGGTGGCCGCAGCACCTGCCTTGGAAGCTGTGGCCAATGCCATGGCGGTCATGGGCAGTCGCACAGGGCCGCTTGGTCAAGCGATCACAGCCCTCTTTGACAATATCGGGCGCTTGACGAGTTATGCTGGCACATTTGTCGGGTTTCTCGCGGGACGCTGGGTGTTGGGGCTTGGGAAAGCAGCTCTCTCTGTCAGGGGGCTTGCGACAGCCTTGGTTGTTCTGCGCGGCGCGCTCATTCGCACGGGGCTTGGCGCGCTGATTGTCGGCGCGGGAGAGTTGGTGCATCAGTTCACACGGCTTGTCTCCGGTGCAGGTGGGTTTGGCAACGCCATGGCGCTTCTGGGCGAACTGGCAAGTGAGGTCTGGGAGCGCATGACGCTTGCCGCGGGCAGTTTTGGTGCCTCGGTCGCAGCGGGTTTTAATGACATCAAGGCCAGTGTCGCGGTAGCTATGCAATCTGCTCTCGAGGGCGTGGTTGGGTTTGCCAATGGCGCCGTGAACAGTTTTGAAGGGGCCTTCGGCGCGATCAAGGCCGTCTGGGGTTTATTGCCGGCCGCCATTGGCGATCTGGCATTCCAAGCCGCCAACAGTCTAATCTCTGGCGTGGAAGCCATGCTCAATGGCGTTGTGGCGCGCATCAATGGATTTATCGGCGGTGTGAATGCCGGTCTGGACGCGCTTGGGGTTGAGCGGCGCATTTCTCTCATTGCCGATCTCGATCTCGGCGGCCTGGAGAACCGCTTTGAAGGCGCAGCCTCCCAAGCTGCTACCGCAGCCAAGGGCGCCTTTGCAGAAGCTTTTGCGGACAATCCGCTTGCGGTGCCGGATTTGGGGCTGACGGGTATGGCGAGTGCGGCCACAGCCTCCGCCGAGACCTGGCGCGCGGCAGCGGCGCAAATGGTTGGTGATGCGCAAGCACCGCTTGCAGCACTCACTGCCCTGCAGGCCGCTCTTGCGAACGGCACGGATCCCTCAGGCGCTTCTGATGGGGAGGCGGAGGACACCGGTGCGACCTTGGCCCAAACCCTTGATGAGATCGCGGCATCGGCCACGAAGGCCGGCGCAGGGGTTAAATCCGTGGGCGCGGCTGGCAAATCCGCTGTGGAGGCTGCGGCCGAGGCCCTTAAACGCACTCAGGATATGGCCAAGTCGCTGGCTGATGATCTGACGGGACCGCTCAAGAATGCGCTCAAATCCGGTGAGCTGAGCTGGCAGAGCTTTGCGGGGGCTATCTCCAGCATGGCCCAAAGCCTTGCGAGCCGTCTCATTGATACAGCCTTCAAACCCATCGAGGATGCGCTGATGCGCGCCTTCTCTGGCGCCGGTCAGGGAGGCGGCGGTGGTGGCCTCTTCGGGGTTTTAAGCGGTGCCATCGGCAGTCTGTTTGGCATTGGCGGGGCTTTTGCAAAAGGCGGTGCTTTTGGACAGGCGGGTGAGATCACCGCTTTTGCCAAAGGTGGCAGCTTTGCCGGCGGGTCCTATTCCGGGGGTGTGGTCTCTCAGCCGACGCTTTTTCCGTTCGCCAAGGGCATTGGGCTTATGGGCGAGGCCGGCCCTGAAGCCATTTTGCCGCTGCGCCGCGGGCGGGGTGGCAGGCTTGGGGTGGAGATGACCGGAAATGGCCCGGGCAGTTCAGACGGCCAATCTGGTCAGTCTGGTCACTCGGGCCAATCTGTCACCCGCATCATCAACGTTTTGGATCCGTCGATCGTGGGCGATTATCTCGCCACGCCCGCCGGTGAGCGGCTCATCGTGAATGTCATCCGGCGCAATCAGGGAGGTCTGGATGTCTGAGCCGGCAGATCCACCGCACCTCTGGCCCTTTCCGCTGCGCTGGCCTCTCATTGAGACGCAGGAATGGCGAACAGATGTGTTGGCGACCAAGGACGCCGAGCAGCGCATTGCCCTGCGCACCATGCCGCGCACCCGCTTAACATGTGTCTCAATTCTGGAAGCGCGGGGTCTTGCTAGTGCGGCAGAACTGGCGCGGGGCGGTGTGTTCTCGACATGGCAGCTGCCGCTCTGGCATCGCGCAACCCCGCTCGCAGCACCTGTGGACGCAGGGGACACAGAGGTTTTGCTCAACACAGGCGGGCTGGGATTTGCAGTTGGTGACCATGCCGCCCTCGCAACGGGGGCCAGCATTGCTGGGTGCTCTGTCGATATTCATGAGATCGCTGAGGTTTTGGAAGATCGCTTGGTGCTGACCCTGCCGGTTTCCATGACAGCCCCCCATGCTTCTGTCATGCCTGTGTCAAAAGCCCGAATGCAGGGACCGGTCGAGATTTTGCGTCGCCGTCAAAGCCTCGGGACCGTCACGGCAAAGTTCTTGCTGGCGCCACAGGCAGACCAGTCCGCCACTCTCACATCGCTCTATCCCACCTATCAGGGCAAGAATGTTTTGATGGATCCCGCAGTATTGCGCCAGCCCTTGTCAGAAGCTGTGGATAACCCTGTGGACTATATCGACAATGGCTTTGGTCCCATAGAGATAGAAGCCCTGCGCAGCTACGCGCAGCGTCGCTCAAACATCACTCTGGTTGATCGCGGTCCCGCAAGATGGACCAGTCAAGCCTGGCTGCAAAGCTTACGCGGACGTCAGAACAGCTTTTGGTTGCCAAGCTGGGGGCGGGAATTGGGGCTGCAGGTCCCCCTTGCGCGAGGTGACACGAGTGGCTTTTTCAATCCGGCACAAGTGTCGCTAGATCCAGACAGCTTGGTTGGCCGGCACCTTATGATTGAACTGCCTGGCGGGGCGTTGTTCCGCGAGGTGCTCGCAGCCAGTGGCGACGCGCTCAGCCTGCAAATCACCTTAGCCGCGCCGGGCGTCGCCGTGCCGCGCGACACGCCCATCCATCTGATGCATCACATGCGGCTCGATGCCGACCGGATCGAGGTGATGCACACGCCCAACCGCATGGAGATGAGCTTGCCCTTGATTGAGGTCCCCGCATGACGCCCCCGCTTACCTATGATGACCTGGAAACCTCCACCGCCGAGGGGCGTGCGTTTTTCCTCTATCAGTTCAGCCAGGGTGAGACCCAATGGCGTTTGACCAGCCGAGCCACGGATTGGATCACGCCACCCGACGCACTGGGAGGTGAAGAAGGCGAGGAAGAAGACAGCCTCACATGGGCCGCCTCTGCCATCAGCCATGGGCGTCTCTTGCAAAGCTCGGACGCACGGCGCAGCGCGCTTGATCTCACCTTCGCGCTTTCCGATCCCTTCGCCCGGCGTTTTCTAGGGCCACGAACGCGGCAGGCCACCACCCTGACCATCTGGCGCGGCCATGAGCAAATACCCGAAGAACTGCGCGCCCATTGGAAGGGCCGCGTGGTCTCGGCCAAAATCACCGGCCAACGCATTCAGCTCACCTGCGAGTCGCTCTTTACCACCATGCGCCGCGAAGGCATGCGCGCCAAATATCAACGCCTCTGCCGCCACGCGCTCTACGCCCGCGGCTGTCGTCTGGATATAGAGGCCTATTTTACCGGAGGCACGCTCAGCGCCCTGGAAGGCCGCGTGCTCACCGTGCCAGAGGCCGCACTCGTGCCAGCGGGCTGGTTTGCCGGCGGTGTACTACGCCACGCAGGGCTTCTGGGATCGATCCGCTTCCATGAGGGGGAGAGCCTCACGCTTGGTGCGCCGATGCCGGAACTGCAGGCGGCCTATGAGGGGTTTCTTTTGCAGCAAGAAACCGCTGACGCAGAGGGGGAGGGTGAGACGCCCGCACCAGTGGTCCTCGAGATGGCGCCAGGCTGTGATCTGCGCCGCGATACCTGCAATGCCAAGTTCGCCAACCTGCTGAACTTTGGCGGCTTTCCCGATATCCCGGGACGCAATCCCTTTGGCGGGGGAAGCGTGGTGTGAGGGCGCGTTCTCTGGACTAACACTCTGTTCCCCAAGCAAAAAAAACCAAGGACACCCCCTCATGGTCTGGAACTTCGTGGTCCAAATTGTCGCGAGCCTTGTGCTCTCGGCGATCTCCTATGCGCTCTCTCCCAAGCCCAAATCCCAGGTCCCCAAAGCGGCAGGGCTTGATGATTTCTCCCTGCCCACGGCTGAAGAAGGCCGGCCCATTCCTGTGGTCTTTGGCACGGTGCTTCTGCGCGGGCCCAATGTGGTCTGGGCCGGTGATCTCAAAGTGGAGCCTATCCGCAAGAAAGGCGGCAAGAAGTGAGTATCGATCCCTCCAGCCAACCCGACCCGCTCATCATCCGCGTGGGCGATATTCGCGCCAGTGGCATTTGCCTGCAGGGCGCACGGGGCTGGTTTCGCAGGCAGGGGCTGGACTGGCAGATGTTTCTTGCCCAAGGCCTGGCCGCCGAGGTGCTGGCCGCCACCGGCGATGCGCTGGCGCTGCGTGTGATTGCGACTGCACAGGCGCAGGTTCAATCTCAGGCACAGACACGGGCGCGTGTTCGTGCCAAAACCTCTGACGAGTCTCCCCATGGG